CTTGACTGTGAGAGTTGCGTTGTGTGTAACGTATTCTTATACTATCCTATTGACACCGAATAGGGTTTTGAAGGACCGGTCTACCCAATTTTGGGGGATAAATTGTAACAGCGGTCAAAACACACACACCAAAATGATGATATTGGACTCCTTATTCCATTTTCTGGTGAAGAAATTGACGGATGGGAGTATTCGGGCACTTGTGAATTACTTGCTGAAGTGTGGCAGAGAACTGTATATAAATTTTAAGGTATGGTTCATCGGGCTCAACACTGATCGGTACGCTGAGTTGGTGGAAAAAGTGATACCAGTGTTGCACGATGCTGAAGACAATATGCGTCAGGTTGAAGAGCGATTGGAACAACTATCTGATGATATGATGAATCCTGAAGATTGTTTGGAAATCGACATCAGCCAGAATGAGTGGGTCAACGAGGAAATCCTCAAGGAGGGCAAGGTTGTGAAAGAGTTGGCATTGAAGCAGCGTAAGAAGATACGCACCTTTAGGCGTGGTGAATTTGAGCGGGCGATTGAAGCCCAGCTGCGACTAAAACATTGGAATGTTGATGCCAACAGAATGAATGAAAATGCCATCAACCATAGCGCTCGCTTGTTGTGCGACAGCTATCAATTGAATATGATGGATACTTTTGCAACTGTCATGCGCGTTGTGCCCAGGGTATTGGTACCTAACCAGAACACAATGGATGCGCTATCGATAATCTACAACCAGAAATCCCAAAATTTGAGACTGCGAGCGGAAGCTTTACGGAAGAGTGAGATGCTTCCGTTGGCTGGCATGAAATGATGTGGCCCTGTGACTACCCAAGCCTACACTGTAAATACACCTTTGGTGGGTTTGGGAGGTTTTAAGGTCGACCGTAGCAGGGAACAAAGACCTAGAAAATTAAAAATACTGACGGTTTTGAGTGGGTTTTCTGCTGGACACGTTATAGGTGTCCATGCAAATAATTTGCATAATGGTTTGGTAGCTTTGGAACGCAGGTTGAAGTGTGTTGTGGTTAATGGGACGTTAGTACCACCCCCTAAACCAAAAAAGAATGTATTTAAGAACATGAGAACATTCCGTAATATTTGGTTGGCAAATACTACCGATATGCCGATCCACACGGCTGAGGAAATAGTTGATTTGTATAAGGGACCCAAAAAGACGTTGTATAAGAAGGCGCTCATAGAATACAATGAAGTTGGATGCCATGAAGGGCACGCTCGGGTTAGCACCTTCTTAAAGGCTGAGAAAACGATTGTTAATCCCAGCAAAGATGTGCCAAGATTAATCCAACCTAGAAGTAAAGTGTATAACTTGGCCTTGGGACGCTATTTACGCAAAAACGAAAAAGCAATGTTGGCGGCCATTGACAAAGCCTATGGGTATTCAGTTGTGCTATCCGGTTATGATAATGTTCAGGTTGCAGCTAAGCTGATGTCAAACTGGAGGAGGTTTGAGCGACCTGTTGCGATTGGGATAGATGCCAGTAGGTTTGATCAACACTGCAGTGTGGAAGCGTTACAGTGGGAGCATAGTTTCTATTTATCTAAATTCGGAAAACGCGACCACGAATTACAACGATTGTTGGGATACCAACTGAATAATAACGGAATGATGATGACCGATGATGGGTATGTCATAAAATACAAACACAGGGGAGGTAGGATGTCTGGGGACGTCAATACCGGTCTCGGAAACAAGATAATCATGTGCGGATTGATGTATGAGTATTTGTTGGAAAAGAAAATAGTGAAACGCACGAGGTTGGCGAACAATGGTGATGACTGTGTCTTGTTTTGTGAGGCTTCAGATTTGGTGAAAGTTTCGGGTGGGCTCAAGGAATGGTTTTTCGAACGTGGCTATAGTATGGCTGTGGAGGAACCGAGTTATGAATTCGAGGAAATTGAATTTTGTAGGGCGAAGCCGGTATTTGCTGGTAAAGGCTATCGCATGGTACGCATTCTCAATAGTATTAGCAGGGACGCTGCCACTTTATTGAACGTAACATCCCGTGAAGGAATGAGTGAATTCCTTTCCGCAGTGGGTACGTGCAATGGTGTGGTAAACGATGGTGTTCCTGTCTTATCAGTGATGGCTAGAAGGATGCGGGAATTGGGAGGGGTCAACAAGGTTGACTTGAAAAAGTATTTTGATTACAACATGCTCGAACGCATGGGAGGACGGACTACTATGGATACAGCAATCACATTAGAGTCTCGAATGAGTTTTTATAAAGCATTTGGAGTTACGCCGCAGATGCAGGTTGATTTGGAGGAATACTTTTCCGTCGTTACTAACGACGCTGGGCCCAGAGAAGTATATTCTTTCATACAACCATACTCATACCTTACTCCATCACATTTCGCGTGCTGATGCGCGAGCACTAACTACTAACACTGGCTTTTCTACTACCTCTAGCAGTAGGAGCAGGAGCGTTTGGACTAGGTTCTTTAGGAGCTGATATCGCATTGACCAGTGGCACGAAACCCAAGAGTGCGCCAACGAAGCAATCTGGTGGGTTTGATAATACCTTGCCACCACCGAAACCCAACGCAGTGGTGAATCCAAATATTAAGATGGGAAAACAACAGCAATACACTGTACAGCTTCCGGATTCGTCTGATGTGTCTGGAGCGATTGAGCCGTATGTGCCTGCCGGGCAGCTGGCACTAACAGGGAACGATGCATTGACCCCATATCAAATGGCCAGTATGCAGCAGGCGTTGGCAACCAAATCTGGTGCAATAGTGGCTGCTCCTCAACGGCCGCTGATGTTGTCCCAGCAACGGGCAATAGATGCGGCATGCACAGCATTGGCTACTGTGATGCCTCTGGGTACACAAAATGTCACGTATTTTGCTTGCCAATTTGCGGCAGATAAGCTGATTCAGGCTGGGCGTGCGGTCACGAAAGATAGTCTGTTATCTATCGTGAAATCCACACCATCCTTATTGCGGAAAGCACGTGATTATATAAAGAAGTTTGGTGGTAAGAAGGCTGCCCGACAGAGTATAAATTCTTCTTATACTCAGCCACTTACTAACGCACAAAATCACGTTGTGTATGCCCAACCACCGCGTACAGTGCTCCCGGTTATGTCAAATTTTGGATTCAAGCAAGGTCAAGTCATCAAAGGAAACATCGTACCAGGTGCCATTGTCCACACCCCACAAGGACTTAAGAAAATACTATCTGTCTCGAAAAATAAAATGTCTCGTAAGAAACTCGGACGTGCGACGGTGTCGGCACCGGTTGCGCGATCAAAGCGAGTCACCAGTGGTCCACCGCGCATTCTCAAGAAAGGCCGGGGATTAACTATTGCTCATTCTGAAATGATAGGCGTCATAGCTTCTGCTGCCGCAGGTGGCACGTTTAAGTGTGATTCCTTCATCAATAACCCCGGTAGGTTTGCGACCTACCCTTGGTTGTCCTCAATTGCTGGTAATTTTGACAAGTATATACTTAGGAAGTGTGTGATCAACTTCATATCTAATCAGCCCACAAGCACTGCCGGAAGGGTAGGGTTGGGTATTGATTATGACTCGACTGATCCACCTCCAGCAGACCGCAATGAGTTTTTCGCGCTTACACATCATGCGGAAGGGGCACCTTGGGACAGTATATCACTCAACATCCCTCTTGACAACAAAGAGAGGTTTGTTAATTCACACACTCTCAATGACTCGAAATTAATTGACTGTGGACAGTTGTTGTTTATGTCAGATCAGATTGCCAATGGTGGAGTGATATTGGGTGACATCACGATCGACTATGTGGTCGAATTGTTACAACCACAACAGGCCATATATACCACCCAGTCATATTCTATTGACTCATTGGGGTCTGTGGCTACTGCAAAGGATTTTTCCGTGACCGGACCATTGGTCGCTCCTTTGACGGCCAGTTCTGCCAATTCTTCCACTACCACAATGGAAGTCAGCTGCCCACAAGGGTATTACTTGGTATCGGCCGAATTACGAGATGCGTCTGGTACTACAGATACGTTATCGATTACAGTACATGACGCTGAGATAGCTCGGGGTGAAGGTTTTGGCAATTCAACTGAACATGTAGTGATATCCATATTCAAGTTTCTTAAACCTGGCACTATTAAGATCACACTAGCGAATGCTATCTGGAATGGTGTAGATGCAATGAGGGTTACCTTTACGCGCATCCCTGCAGTAGTGTTTGAGAAATCGTGGGGAGTTAGTTCCCACAATTTGTCTACTTATTAATAATACAATAAAAAGGAGAGAAGATATTCCCAAGCCAGATTCGGAAAATAAGCGTTTCTGGTTCTACAAGGCCGCCCCCAGTTTAGCCCTGGGATTAGCGGAATGTAGCCTGTGGGCACAAGGCATAGTCCATGTACTGTGAACCCGACAGTACACCTTACTTGTGTGCCATGGGATCTTCATGGTCATAGATGACCGGTGGGAGCAGAAAACCCACCTTAATAAAACAGGGATTATATGGTTGCCGAATACGTGCACTTAGGTGAGCGG